GAGGTCTTGCAATATACTCTAAGAAAAATGTGTTTGGCGGAGCATCTTCCATGCTAAATTTTGTAAGGCCATGTAACGAACCTTTAGATCCTCTACCGTCAACAGTTCCTGATATATCATAAGGGTCACAACCAAAAGCACCCATGTGCTCGTTTCCAGGATGTTTTATATTATTTCTTATAGTAACTCTATTCTGCAAATTAAATGGAGGAATCCATGATACTAAAAACCTACCATTTTTATCAGGCATAAAAACAACCCTAGTATCTTTAACGCCATTATCCCATTGAAAATTACCTTTAGTTAGTAATCCCTGGTATTTTGCTTCTTCATTAAAATCTATTTGCTCGTATAGCTTTACTAGATTAAAAATACTGTTTTTTGTTTCGTCCCTAAACGCGTGTTCTTCTGTTCTTGGAAACTGACGATAAAATTCATTTAAAGCATCTTGATCGTCCTTTAAACCAGCAGCTTCGTTTTCCCAATGCTCTATTACGCCAGTATCAATAATCTCTCCCATCGGTCCTTCAACGGGCTGTCCTGGGGTATCGAATACAGGTAATCCAAAAGCGTCAATGAATCCTTCGTAGTTCCATTCCATAGGAATAAACAAACTATATAGTCCACTGCGAGTCTGTCCATTGCGGTTTCTTTGGGTAACGTCTGAATCATTGTAAAGCTTTTTAAAGTTGTCTCCTCCTTTGTCCAGCGCATTGGATGTTGATCCCATCATACATTTACCAATGATACGACTACCAAGTCTAAGACACGTTTTTGTTACGCGCCAGTTGTTTAATATATTATCAGGTCTCTCCCATTTACCACTTTCGTCATGTACTAGTAGTGCTAGTTTTTCACCATCGTACGAGTTGTCTCCTGTGTTTTTCCAGTCGATCGTGGTATCGAGACCCTCAAGTATTTCTTTCTCTTTGTTCTGTATAGACTTCTTTGTGAGTTTTGAGGCTGGTACCCTGTACGCGAGCTCTGACTTCGGTCTGTCCATACCGTCTTGTATCGGTTTAAAGAAAAACGGATAGTTGATTGATATGGGTACAACTTTGTCAGTAAACATCTTCTTAGCATCGGATCCAGACTTGGACAATATACCAAATCTCGCATCTGATGTAATTGTAGCAAGGTTAACGGTCTCTGAGCTTGACATAAATGAAAACCCAGAACGTCTGTTTTTAAGGTAGCACATGCCGTAGCATCTTGGATCTGCCTTGCAAGCTTCCCAGAATATAAAGAATAATCTGTTTGCTTCTCGAAAGTCTGGGTGGCCAACGTCAATCTTGGTCCACTGCAAGTACATATAGTGAGTGCCAGTAATATAAGTAGGCTTGTCTTTGTTAAAAAACCAAAAACCGTTTTCGCGCCTTTCAAACTCTTCATCTATATATTCCTCCCATTGCTCTTTAAACTCCGAAGGTGTATCTCTCCACTCAAATATAGTGTTTACTCTTTTTAATTCCTTCGGATATTCAAAAGGTGTCCAGCGTTTGTCTTTGTTGCTATACACGTTTTGTTCCTTTGGCAGAGCTATACGTAGATTTTGTATCTCGTATATTTCACCTATTTCTCCAGTTTTGCTTATAACTACAATATCATTTTCTTTATCATAACCGTATGCCCAAGATTTAGCCTTGTTTCTACGATGTATTGTAGTCAGTTTCACTGGTTCTATAATCTTATATAATGTCTGCTCGTACATTACTTAGATCTCCTTTCTGCAAAGCCTTTAAAAGACTTTTCTTCTTTTTCTACAGGTTTATTTTCAAGCATTGCTTTTTCTTCTTCAATACGAGTAAGTATTTCAAACGCATCGAATATAGCTAGCTTTTTAGTTGCAGCCGCGTTTTTTAAACGGTCAGCGGAAACATCATCTTCTGTATTAGTAATAATTTTTTCTTCAGCTACCCGTATTAGTTCTTCCACCGCCTTGTAACCAGCTTGGATGATACTCAATTTCTGTTCCTTGATAGTCATATTTAATACAAATTGAATTAGTTGGAACCCTATATAATCTTTGATTATCTACAATAAATTCATACTCGCTATCTGGAGTA